CCCATCATCAGTGAGTGGGAAAAGAACCTTGATCCGAAGGACCGGCACAACTACCGTACCAGCGCAACCTTGCGCGAACTGATTCAACATATGCCAGATAGCGCACCAGAGTGGATGCGCTCACCGAAGGAAATGGAGCACCTCGCTCGCGGATACGTCGGATCGATGATGGACTACGGACTGGCCATATCTGACATGCTGTTCCAGAAAGAACTCAATGGCGGTGTTGCGAGCCCGACAATGCGATGGGACGAAACCCCATTCGCCAAGAGCTTCAGGCGTGAGGAGTACGGCAAGTACGACAAGTACATTCAGGAAATGTACGACGTGCTGCAGGAAGCCAATAAGATTCACAACTCGATCAACAAGAACAAGAAGCTGCCGCGGACCCCTGAGGTCGATGCTCGCATCTCACAGTTGGAACTCGACAACGAAGAACTCCTGTTTTCCAGAGAGCCAATGAAGGATGCCGCCGACGATATCAAGAAGATCAACGCCAATATAGCGAAGGTCTATTCCGATCCGCGGAAGACGCCAGAGCAGAAGGACGAGGCCCTCGATAAACTTCTGCGGGATCGAGCTAAGATAGCGAAAAAGGTCTACGACTACAGGCCCGGTGGTAAGAAGGGCGCTGAGGAAGTGACGAGTTACTGGGAACTGATCAAGGGACTGGCCGACAAATCCAAGGATGAGCAAGTCGACGAACTGATTGACGCTAAACTGCCCCACACGGCAACTCTCATCAACGACATAACAATAAGCGATGAGAAGCTGGGGGACATCACATGACAGCGGATATAAATAACCTAAACAGTCGCATCGACAAGATCGAGGTGACCCTATCGCATGCGGTAGAGGCCATCGAGAAGATGGCAGACGTGGTCAACCGGGGACAGGAAACTAAGTGGGGTCCTATCGTGGCCGCGTTGTCGCTGTTGTTCTTCGCCGCTGGAGGGTACACAACCCTGATCACGATGCCGATGAACGAGCGCTCGAACACCTTGGAAGATCAGATTCAAGAGATGCACGTTAGAGAACTGGAACACGAACGATCACTTGGCCGCCTTGAGGGGGCCCTACTGGGAGCAAAAGACATTGAATAGTTTCTTCATAGACGAACTGAAAGAAGACGAGGGTTTCAGGCACACTGTTTACCTCGATCACAAGGGAATACCAACGATTGGGTACGGTACCAAGATCGACGAGATCGTGGTCTCACAGGAGACCGCACTGAAATGGCTACTGGCCGAGGTCGCCGAGAAAGAGGTGCGACTGGTGAGGCTTCCGTTCTTCTCGACTCTGGACGATGTCCGCAAGGATGTCATCCGCTCGATGGCCTATCAGATGGGGGCTCGCGGTACTGAGATGTTCAGAGACATGTGGACCGCAATCGGGGTGGGTGACTACAACGCTGCGGGAGACGCGATGAGGGACAGCCGATGGTGGCGCGATCCCAAAACACAAGGCCGTGCTGAACGCATGGCGCAACGAATGGAACAAGGACGGTGGTACGTATGAAAAAGTGGTTGAGCGAGAACAAGGCCGGATGGCTGATACTGGCATTCATTGTGGGTCTGTACTTCATGCTCTCAGAGGAGGCCAAGGCAGACACTGCTATATGGGTGGCCCCGGAGACTCAGTTCATTGCTGGACACAAGGCCCCGGGAACCGCCATGCAGTTTACCGAATCATTCGGCGAGGGGAAGTACGAGATCAGCTTACTGCTTAATGTTGGCACAGAGGACGTGGACAACAACGCCGCCTTCATTGTGCAGCGAGTCGTCACCTACAAGAGGTACAGCATGGGACTTGGTGGCGCACTCTGGCAGAACGAGACCAGAGCGTGGAACGCAACAAAGACGTTCGCATTGGATTTGAGATGGAGGATCACCGACCGCTGGCGAGTCAAGTGGCAACACTTCAGCACCGGGGGATCGTCACGTAGAAACGGAGGGCTCGACATGATCATGGTCGGGTACGACTTTGGGTGACTACGGCTCTCGCAAGCTTCACGTCACGGTGCTAGTCGTCGTCTGCACGACGGCACTGGCTGCTATTGGTAAGATGGATGCCAACGTAGCGCTGGTCTTTGCGGCCAGCATAGCGGCTTACAATTGGGCTAACGTCAAAAGCGTAGTTAGGGCTGAAGCTCCCTGATATCCGCCTTATCACCATTGCACAGGTCGATGGCGCTGTACAGCTCCACAATCAGGTCCTGTGCAGCTCCGACCGTGGCCTTCTCAGGGAACGCCGGCTTGTCGCAGTCCTCTGTCAGCTCCTCGGGGAGAGGAACCAGAGTCGGGACCTTGACCTCGACCGTTTCAATCTTCGTAATCTGGGTCGGCGGCGTTGCGCAAGCGCTCAATAACAGCAGGGCAGGCAATGCCCATATCAATTTGGCTAAGTTGTTGGCAGGTTGGGTTCGCATTTCTCAGGTCCTCAAGTTCTTGTTTCGTTACTAGTAGTGCCGCATGGGCAAGTTGATCTCTGCGGTAGGCCTCACGAGCGGCCTGCTCTCGCGCCTCCGCGGTCACCTCAATGGATTCCGCCAAGCTGGAGTTAGCATCCCGTAATTCAAGGATAGAGTCCACCATTGAGCTGTTCGCTGCCTGACACTCGAGAATCTGTTCGACGTACAGGATCGCCTGACCCTCCAACTCACTGACGTCGTTCTGCAGTGCGTTGATGTACCAGTAGGTACCGAGTACCGATAGCACGGTGAGGATTGAGCCGATGAGTTTTGCCTTGCCCTTCGCCATACCAAGCAGTGGTGCGGCCTTCATGAGCCAAGGGGCGAGTTTTAAGATGAGTGCAAACATAGTGTTCCTCCAAAATCGCCACGATTGTAGCACATGTGAGAACAGAAAGCAGGACGTATGGTGTTGGCTGGGGCGTCAGGATTTGCACCTGATCAGGCTGTTTCAGAGACAGGCTCCGCACGCTTGGCGTCACCCCGATTGTTTGGCTACGGCGTTCGGACTCAAACCGAACCTTCCTGCTTCAAAGGCAGGTCCCACCTCTGGTGTCGCCGCGGTTATACGGTACCGCGTATATTCTTGGTTTATACGGTACCGCGTATAATTGGGAGCCCATCACGGAATCGAACCGTGCTCGTCGGGTTTGGAGTCCGCTCTAGTCCCAGAGCATGAGCTATTGGAGGAAGGCAGTGGAGTCGAACCACACCCACGGTTAGGCAGGACCGAGTTTTCAAGGCTCGTCGGAGGACCAACCCCCCTGCATTACCTTCCGAAAAATGGAAGCATCTTACGAAGACCGGCCGCAAATTGGAGGAAGGCGAGCGAATCGAACGCTAACCGTTGCCGATCCGGTTGGGTAGCAACCGCCGCCTGACCCAGTCAGGATCACCTTCCGTGAAAAACAGTGACTCGTCATGAAAAACAGTTACAATGTCTCATATATCGATCATTAAAGCGCTTAACGCTCCATATATAGCACATTAGACGCATTACCGCTCGGGATGATTGGGCCACTATGGTGGTCCAGATCACCCGTTTCTTCCCGAACGGGATCACTAAAGTGGTACCTCCTGTAGGACTCGAACCTACATCAGTCGGCTTAAAAGGCCTGTCTCTGCGCAATTGAGTTAAGGAGGCATTGGAGCGAAGTGGATGGAATTTCACCACATTGATTCTCGTATCGCGTCTTTCCGGCGTTCCTTCCGGTGACTACTACACCCCGCATTGTTTGGTTGGTCCCCGGGGATTCGAACCCCGATCTTTCAGGTTAAGAGCCTTGACTCTGCGCAATTGAGTTAGGGACCAGTTGCTTGGCACCCCCGGCAGGACTTGAACCTGCATAAACTTGGTTCGAAACCAAGGCCGTAAATCCAATTCCGGTCACGGAGGCATTGTTACTAACATCGGCGCTGTTAGGATGCAGAACCGCTGTTACTGTTTGGTCGTCCCCCTGAGAATCGAACTCAGACCGTTACACCTTATGAGAGTGCCGCACTTACCGTTATGCTAGAGGACAGTGGTGCTGAGTGATGGAATCGAACCACCGACGCCCTCCGCTTCAAGGAGGCGCTCTACCAGACTGAGCTAACCCAGCGTAATAACCTAATTATCGTATGACACGATAACCTAAAATTGGTACCCCCGGTAGGAGTCGAACCCACCTTCATGGCTTAGAACACCGCATATGTCGTCCGGACAACGGAGGTATTGGAGCCCCAGCTAGGAATTGAACCCAGTTCACCTGCTTACAAGGCAGGACATCATCCAGATAAATGTTTCGTGAGGCGTTGTTTGGTTGGATGGGGTCGAATCGAACGGCCATCTTCCGCGTATCAGACGGGTGCTCTACCACTTGAGCTACCTTCCAGTTGTTTGGTCAAGGCGAGTGGAATCGAACCACTGTAACCCGGTTCCAAGCCGGGAACTCTACCATTGAGCTACGCCAAGGTGGACACGAGAGACGGTCTCGAACCGTCGAACGGTGCTTTGCAGGCACCGCGTGCGGCCTTGCTTCTCGTGTGGGGTGAGGCGAGGGATCGAACCTCTTAGTCAGGATCACAACCCAACTTGACGACCACGTCAACCACACATTGTTTGGTGCCCCCAGAGAGACTCGAACTCTCACGCCTTCCGGCACTGAGGTCTAAGCTCAGCGTGTCTGCATTCCACCACAGGGGCATTGGTGCTCCTACACGGTATCGATCCGAGTTTGGCGACGTGAAAGGCCGCTGTCCTAGCCAGTAGACGATAGGAGCTTAAATCCCGGCCAATCAGAGGGCATCCATGCCGTCTGCCCGGGCTACTGTACATCGCAGTAGGGACGATTTGGTGGAGAACGAGAGAATCGAACTCTCCGGACAGTCGCTGTGCAAGAGCAACCCGCTTACCCCAGAGCGTTCCCCGTGGTACCCAGTGATGGAGTTGACCCATCGTATCCGCCTTGTAAGAGCGGCGCTAAACCCCTCAGCTAACCGGGCATTGTTTGGCGGTCGCAGGGAGTATCGATCTCCCGACTTACCCGTGACAGGGGAATGTGATGCCATTTCACCATGCAACCGTTGTTTGGCTCCGACTCTCAGACTCGAACTGAGCTACATAATGGTTAACAGCCAAGTGCAATCACCCGGATCGCTTAGTCGGAAGAATTTGGTGGGCCTGAGAGGAATCGAACCTAAGATGCCTTGCGGAACAGGGTTACAGCCTGCACACGATCCATACGTGTCTACAGTCCCAAAGTGGAGCGGATGTGGGGACTCGAACCCCAACAGCCTGCTTGGAAGGCAGGGGCATGGACCAGCCACGGCACCCGCTCAATTTCATACGTCCTGCTTGTTAAAGATCGAAGGGCCCAACGACAAAGGCTGGGTCGTGCTACCGGTGCAGGTCGAGAGATTTGTGGGGAGATTATCCTTGATGTTTCTCTCGGCCTTGCACCGAGAGACTTGGAGTCTTCTGGTGCTTAGATCAGCGCTTCGCGTCCGATTGGATTTTCAAAGCCCATATCATAGACGCACGCCGACGCGGCCACTGATTTCGTGGTCGGTTGACTGAGCCATATATGGAGTGATCTAAACATCATGTTCCGGAAGATACACAAAAGAGGGGTCCCTGTCAAGGACCCCGAGGAATAACTTCAGATGTAATTATTTCCAGATCATGTTGCTAAACACTGAGCTGACGCCGACTACTTCCCTATCATCGCCCGTCCCAACGATGATGAACTTGGTGTCTGGGAACAGACACTTCAGCTCCCCGCACATACGCAGGCGTTGGTCGTTATTGCAGTCACGACAGTAGTTTGGCTCTTTCGGCCAGTCCCGGCGGGCGGGTGGCGGTGATCCCATTTCAGGGTCCACAGCTTCGAGCCAGTTCTCGTACTGGACCTTCGACTCGAAGCACGGTGGATGCTGCGTGGTGCTGATGGTGATGGCCGCGGTCTTCTGCTTACCCTCCACCAGCAGCACCAGTTTGCGCATGATGGCTGCCTTCATACCGCCGTAAAGTCCTCTACTGGGATCAGCATGGTGCAGCCCAGCTCGGTGTTGCGGATCGGGAACTTCAGACCCGTGTGCGGCCGGAACCCTTTCGCGATGATGCTCTTGCCCTGTGCCACGATCCTGAACGGGGTGACAGACATGGTAGCGAGGGTGTGGATCATAACCCAAGTCGCGTACGGGACGCTGACGCATGTCTTGCTTTCGAACGTCTCGATCTTCGGCTTGTTAATGATGGCAACGAATCCAGTGAGGGCCTCGTCAGCATACAGACAGTAGATGTCTGGAGGCCCCACCGAGTAGAGTATTAGCTGCCGGTTCCACTTGTCAGCCAACTTTCCTACGATCTCTTGGACGTCGCCCATCAGAACGGTATGTCGTCGTCGAAGTCGTCCTGCTTTGACTCAGACTCTGGTCTGGGCGTAGACTCTGACCTGCTTTCAGAGGCAGCAGGCGCAGGTTGTGACCTGCTATTGCTATTCGTGCCACCGTCCTGCTGGCCACCGCCGAGGAACTGGAAGTCACGTCCCTTGATCTCGGTCACGTAATGCTTCTGGCCGTCCTTCTCGTACGAGCGAGTCTGGATTGAGCCCTCGACGTAGATCGCACTGCCCTTACGCATGTACTCCGTGATGACCTCAGCCGGCCGACCGAAGAACGAAACTCTGTGCCACTCAGTGCGCTCCTGTTGCTCGCCTGAGGTCTTGTCCTTCCACTTGTCCGTTGTAGCGACAGAGAAGTTGCAGACTGCCGAACCTGACGGCAGGTATTTCATTTCCGGGTCAGCCCCGAGGTTGCCAATTATTTGGACTTTGTTAAGCGATCCCATTTCAATGTATCTCCTGTTCCATGGGTGGTAGAATTCTTTGCGCTGGCCAGTGCTTGTTTATGGACGGGCGCTGCTTTCCCATCCAATCTTTACATTCCGTGACCTCGGAACCCCCCGCTGAGATTGGATATCATCTTCCAGTGGGGCATTCGATTCTTTACGTGATGCGGAGACTGTCCTCCGCTACGAATGTTGCTCCCGGCATCTTCTTGACGCCGGCCTTTCTCATGTTCTTTGCGAGTGTGTTGAGCCCGCCCTTGCGCAGCTCGACGATTGATCCAAGATCGATGTCTCTGGCATTGCCATCATCAATGTGCTTAACGAGGGCACGCAAGAAGTCGAGTTGACTGCTGACCCGGGTCGAGTACTTCGTTGACGTGCTAGTAGACGAACCGTAATTGCCCCTTTGAATCCCGAGACCAGAGTCCTCAACCATTGCCTCGCTTGCTTCCGCTGCTGCTTCGAGGACCTCGTCCTGTCCTTCGTCAGTCTGTTCGAGTGCTGCACGTTCGAGTGCCTCCTCCTCCAGTTTCTTGGCCGCGGCCTCGGCTTCTACCCGAAGCTTCTCGTCTTCCGCCTTCTTCCACTTCAGCATCTTCGGCTCAATGGTCGAACGGACCTTGCCGAATTCATCCTTGGTGGTGTTGAACTGGGCGTTCAGGAACTTCCACATCAGGTGGAATGGACCAGACAGGGCCTTGCGCTGCTCGTCGACCTTCTTCGACAGCGTGCTGGCGATCTTGATCAGGTCGCCGCCGGCAGCATAGTGATCCGCGGTCTCAATGACTGCGCGCTCAGCCTGCTCGATCAGCTCCTGTGACTTCTCACCGTACGCCGTCAGGTCGATCTGTATGTTCTCGACCTTCTTGACGGGTAGTGCTTTGATCTGTTCCAGTACCTTACTCAATTCGTAGCCTCCTCAGCTCTTTCTTCGAGTTACCGGGACGACCTTCCGCCCGGGCGATCTTCTGTGCAGTGGAGAGACCGTCGTACTCTGCCTGACGTACCGCGGCTTCCTCTTGGCGATCCTTGATGCGTCTCAGTGCTCTCGTGGTCAACTCTCTCTCCTAAATTCGTTTCGAGCCCCACCCCTCAACTCGCGTCCAATGGCCTTTCGGGTCTCGCGGCGGTTGTTGCTCTGGGGTAGTTCCGCGACAAAGGACAACAACCACATACTAAAACAGCAGGGGGATGGTGTCAATAGATGGCGCGTTTTCTTTTATGGCGAACCGCTCGTTGTTCACCAGCATGTGCGTGATGAGCGTCAGTCGCTCCCTGAACTTGTCGTGCGTCTTCTCACACACGGGAATCTCCTCGATGAATAGCTGGTTCGTTGCTGGCACATCGGGGTGATAGCTGATAAAGATGATGTTGGGTCGTTGGGTTATGAACGCCTCGAACTGCACCTGCGTGTAGTAGTTCGCGTTCACCTTGCGGCACCCGAAGTGCAACAGGGCGAGGTGGTTCTTCTCCATCTGCGGACACTTGACCTGACCGGTCACGTCGTCGCCCTCGAAGAAGTCCGGGGTGGCTGAAGCTATATCATATACCGGGTTCACGAACATGCCCGGGGCCTTCCGGATGTCACCGAGCGACAGGCGCATCATGTCGTACTCGTCGATGGCCTGCTCCTCGAACGCGTGACCGTGCTCACAGGCCTTGGACGAGAACCCATTGTCAGCCGGCTTGGTTAGCTCGTCACTCATCGCGTCCATCATGAGGTTGAGGGTGGCATCCCGCGAGTACAGAATCTGGTGGGCACGCTTGCTGGCCGTCACACGGCCCTGCCTTGCGTTCAACCAGTGATCCGTATTTTGCGGGATACCGTGAATCAACTCCTCCGGTGTGGGGGAGTACAGCAGCTTGAAGTCGTAGGGTGTCATGTCTTGGCACCTATGGCCTTTTCAATGCGGATGGAAATGGCAGCCCCGGACAGGGACCCGCTAACCGTCCCTACTACATAAGGGACAAGCAACCACAGATTCAGGTCAGCGACGACGAGCTGGCGCATCGTGATGAACCAGATCATATTGCTAAACACTGAGCAGATGGCGTGGTACTTTGCGTTGTCTCGATTGCGTGACCGGGACACCATAGTGAATGCTATGTTCTGGATGAATGCCAGACACAGGATGATGATGACGTCGATCATTCACCACAGCCCGGAGGATTGCCGCTGTGCTGGCGTGGACCGCCGCACTCATCGCAACCAGTCCACCAGTCGGTGAACACGGGGAAGGGTATCTCCTGAAAATCTCTAAGCAAGGGCGGACCCTTCATAACCCACGCCCACATCTTCCAGTACCCGTTTGCCTGTCGCTCGAACTTGTGCTTGGCGAGGACCCATCGGAATCCGAGGAAGTCAATTACAGTAAATTCATTCATGCGTCACCATCAGTGGGCCGCGCCTCATTGTACTTGCGCTGACGATTGAGAAGCTTCACCTCGATCTCGGGGAAGTCCTTGACCTGTATCTTACTCAGGCTGTTGACGGCGTAGTTGCCGTACACCTTCTTCGGGTCGAGTTTCTGGGTGGAGCAGAGGTCTTTGATGATTGCGATCTGCTTCTCATCGATGACCTCGCCCATGTCTGCCTCAACCTGCTCGGAGCGGACGTTAGCGCTCTGCTCGTTCGCCTCGGCGGTGTTGTCGATGTCGATGGCGGTCAGCAACTGCCCATACTTTGCATCGTCAGACAGCGGCCACTGCTTGGACGCACGGCGGATGACTGCCTTCTTGATCATCTCACCGGGCCAATATACCCATGGACCCTGTGGAGGCTTGTTGCCCTTCTTCGGGTTGAACGCGTCGGACGCGTTGGCTACCGTCATGATCTCGGTGATGTCCATGACCGTGATATGGGGCCATTCAGACTTTACAAGGTGCGCGATACAGTAGGCACCGATGGCCTTATTCTCGTTAGGCTTGTGCAGCGCAACGAGGCGCTCAGCAGCTCCAGCGAATATCTTCGGCTTATGCTTCAAGAAGGGCCTTGACCCGAGGTCAACATCGAAGGTGTCTTCCTCGCATTCGAAAACCACCTCGGCTGTAATGTTGGTGACGAGACCGGTGTCGGTCGCCAGCTTCATCAGCCCGCGATACTGAGGTGACGCTGTGCAGTCAAGGGTTCCCTTCTTGGTGTTCCACCGGGGAATCAGTGCAGCCTGCTGCGCGGCCGGATTAAGGGAAAGACCCATGGCAGCGAGATGCACCATGCTGTCCTTCAATGTCTGGGGATCGCACTTCAGCAACCCGGGGTTGTTGGACAGTGCCACCAGAGCGAAGCGTGCCTCTGCGGAGAAGTCGAGCATGCCGACCTTCTTATTCTGTACCTCGAACCTGCGCTTGGATGCGGCGATGACTTTTGCCATCGTCTCCTGCGCCTGAGCTTCGGGTGTAATCTTGCGTGCCATGTGGTAGTCTCCTGAGCGTTGTGGCGAGTATAGGAGTGAGAGCCGTGGCTGTCAAGGACCCGGGGGATTTAATTAACACCCGATGTATAGGTATAGGTAGACAAATAAACCCCCGATGTATACCTAAATGTTGACAGAAGATAATTCCGCCAGCCCCTTGACACCTGATCTGCTACGATATATAAACCGCCCCACTTGATGTGCGCAAGCATATCAGTCCTGCGTGAGCGCCCGGTTGTCGCTCCATGGAAATAGCCCGGACTCTCGTGGCGGATTGGAACCGTCCGGAGCGCCCAAAATCAAGCCGCAACGAATGGCGGACCTAATGAGGTGGCTGACCTCAGACAAATTTGAAAACAGCAGGCGCGTTTCACGAGGCAAGTACCATGATCGGCCCCGTCTCCCTTGATTGCTAGGGTTCTATGATCTTGCTGACTCTCGAGATTGGGATTGAAGAAAAATGACTGGTGTGGTTGACTGCCACCCCGGTAGAGGATAGAGTTCGCGCATGATCGTACTTAGAGATTTTCAGGAGGTGTGCATTGAGGAGTGCCGCGATGCGATCCGTAGAGGATACCGCTCACTCATCATCGTAGCTCCGACCGGTGCCGGCAAGACCGTCATCGGTGCCAGCATCATTCAATCAGCGGACGATCTGCAGAAGCAGTCCATGTTCATGGCCCACCGCCGTGAGCTGATCCGCCAGACGGCCAACAAGCTGTGGGATTTCGGTGTGAGTCACGGCGTCATCATGGCCGGCATACCAATGTCACAGTGGCAGGGAGTTCAGATAGCGAGCATCGACACACTGCGTGCCCGCTACATGAACCCGAAGAAGAAGAACCAACCAGAGCTGCCCAAGGTCGCCATCCTTATGGTCGACGAGGCGCATCGCTCAATGAGCCCCACGTATCAGAAACTAATCAAGCACTACCAGCAACAGGGCGCGATCATCATCGGCCTGACCGCTACCCCAATCAGGGGAGACGGCAAGGGGCTCGGAAACATTTACGACTTCATGGTCGAGACCCCGGGGATGCAGGAGCTGATCGACTTGGGGTTCCTTGTGCCACCGAAATACTATGCGCCATCCATCCCTGATCTGACTGGGGTACATACGGCGAGAGGAGATTACGTTGAAGGAGAGCTGCAGGAAGTCATGGATAACCGGGAGGCCGTCGGGGATATCGTCAGCAACTGGTTGCGAATCGGTGGAGGACGCCAGACTATCGTGTTTACTTCTGGAGTTAAGCACTCCATCCACATCGCTGAAGCCTTCCGGGGTGCCGGCGTGGCTGCGGAACATGTTGATGGAACGACCGAAACCAACGAGAGAGACGCTATCTTGGCTCGGCTTCGCTCTGGCGAGACAAAGCTTGTCTCCAACTGCATGGTCCTTACTGAGGGTTTCGATTGCCCGTCGCTTAGCTGCGCCGTACTCGCACGTCCCACAAAGAATCTTGGACTTTATATCCAGATGGGCGGTCGCGTCCTCAGAGTCGACGAGGACACTTGCAAACAGGATGCCCTCATTATCGACCACTCGGGCAACCTGTACGAGCACGGCTTCCTCGAAGATGACCACGGCTGGCAACTTACCGAGGGTCAGGCATGTACCTCTGCAGCCGAGCGACAGAAGAAGCTGGATGAGAAGAAACCGATCACATGTAGCGAGTGCGCGTACATCTACACCGGACAACTGATCTGCCCGAAGTGCGGACATACCCCCGTCATGCGCGGCACGGACCCGGAGCATCGCGCCGCCGACCTGATGGAGATCAGGCGCGACAAACGAATCAAAGATGAGCAGAAGGCTGAGAAGGCGAGGCCGGCTACTCATGAAACGAAGCAAGAGTGGTACTCGATGTTCCAGCACTACGCTGAGGAGATGGGCCACAAAGAGGGCAGCATCTCCCACAAGTACAAGGCCAAGTTCGGAGTGTGGCCGGTCAACATGGATCGGAACTCACCCATCGAACCAAGCGGCGAGTGCCTATCCTACATCACGCACCTCAACATTAAGCGAGCAAAGAGTAAGAAAAATGGCTAGGCTAAACCTGTACAGGGAAGGGCAAAAGATAGAGCACCATGAGTGCAGTATCAAGGAGCGAGCCCCAGCCCCGGGTCGGATTGTGCGACCGTGTAGGGGTATATCCACAACGATGTCAACGTACCTCGTGCCGCGCATACATATGGGAAAACCCATGGAGAACAGATGAACCTTAACGACACAAAGAAAGACGCATCGGGCAAGTGGCGTGGAATCCTCATGGCGCTGGGGTTCAATGAACTACAGCTACAAGACAAGCACGGACCATGTCCCATGTGCGAGGGCAAGGATCGCTACCGCTTCACCGATTACAAGGGCGGCGGCGAATACTTCTGCTCCGGCTGCGGAGCTGGCGACGGCTTCGACCTCGTGATGGGGGTCAAGGGCTGGCAATTCGCCGAGGCTGCCAAAGAGATCGACAAACTGGTGGGTGCCAACAACATCCCTCAGGTGTTCAAGCCGAAGGTGGACTACGAGAAGCGCCGCAAGGACCTGAACAATCTGTGGGCTGGTGGCTTTCTTCTCGATGGCAATCATCTCGACTACCTTATGCACCGCAAAGCAGCAACTCGTGAGATGGCAGAGTCTTGCAAGGACCTGCGCGGACACCCGGGCATGTACTATGATCGTGAGGACTACCGTCCCGGCATGATCGCACTGGTCCGCAACAAGATGGGCGTACCCGTTTCGATACACCGGACCTTCTACTCTCCGATTCACCGCAAGATGATGCCGCCGACCGAACCAATTGCCGGCGCAGCAATCAGGCTAGGAGACAAGGGCAGCAAGAAGCTGGTCATTGGTGAGGGGCTGGAGACGACCCTGTCAGGCATGCAGCTCTACGGTGGCATGGGTTACTCCACCATCTCGGCGCACGGCATGGAGACCGTGGAGATTCCGCGGCTGTACGACCACATCATAATCCTCGCCGACAATGACAGGTCATTCACCGGACAGAAGGCAGCGTTCACGCTCGCCCGACGGCTGGACCAATCGAAGCAACATGTGACCGTTGCAATGCCGGCCCACTCCGATCACGACTTTAACGATCTGCGCGCTGACGACGCAGTACTGGAATTTATCAATGACCAATAGAGACAGCAAGGCGCTCGACGCCGCAATGAAGAAGCTGCAGAAAAAGTTCGGCAGTGGCGCGATCATGATGATGGGTGACGAGACCCGCATGGATGTCGAGAGGATATCCACCGGGTCCCTCAGGCTTGACGTGGCGCTCGGCGGCGGGCTCCCGAAGGGGCGCATCATCGAGATATACGGACCCGAGTCATCAGGCAAGACGACGCTGGCCCTGCACGTCATCGCTAACTTCCAGAAAGAGGGCGGCAAGGCTGCGTTCATCGACGCTGAGCACGCGCTCGATCCTGTGTACGCCGAGGCCCTTGGGGTTGACACGACGAGCATGATCATCAGCCAGCCAGACAACGGCGAGCAGGCCCTTGAGATTACAGACGAGCTGGTCAACTCGAACGCGGTCGACGTAATCGTGATCGACTCTGTCGCTGCGCTGACGCCCAAGGCTGAGATCGAGGGTGAGATGGGTGACTCCCACATGGGACTGCAGGCCCGACTTATGTCACAAGCGCTGCGCAAGCTGACTGCTGGAGTGAAGCGCAGCAACTGCATGGTTGTGTTCATCAACCAGCTACGAATGAAGATCGGTGTGGTCTGGGGCAACCCGGAGACCACAACGGGAGGCAACGCGCTGAAGTTCTACGCGTCGGTGAGGTTGGATATCCGGAGGACCGGAGCGATCAAGCAGGGGGAGGAGATCATCGGCAACGCGACCAAGGTGAAGGTGGCCAAGAACAAGGTGGCCCCACCGTTCAAGGTGGCGACGTTCGAGATCATGTACGGCAAGGGCATCTCCCGGGCCGGTGAGATAATCGACATGGCCCTTGAGGCTGACCTGATCAAGCAGAACGGGGCATGGTTCAGCTACCGGGACGAGATGAAACAACAGGGCAAGGAGGCAGTACGCGCCTTCCTGCTGGAGAATGAGGACCTTATGGCTGAGCTGGAGGAGAAGCTATGACAGATACAAACCTGATCGCATTCAGGGGCACCATGAGACTGGACAAGGCCACATGGGATAACATCTGGGGTATGTACGTCACGTTCGATCTGGAGCAGCGCCCGCACGAGAAGCTACAGGCGAACCCGTTCAAGAAGTTCACCAAGATGCGCAAGGGCAAAGTGGGCACACGATTCGAAGCCATCATCATGGACGCTGACGGGGACAGCATCTACGAGGACGAGCTGATGCTCAAGGGATGGAACGATGGCACCACCGGCTGGAGGGTCACCTTCTGGTTGGCCGGCGACATCACCCATCCATTCATTGCGCACGAGAAGGGCACAGAGTTCGAGCTGGCCGCGGTAGAGCTGGATGACGACAACACAGCCATCGATCAGGTGAAGCGCGAACGAGTGACTACCGCAAAGATAGAACGCAAGCAGGGGCTGAGCAACTTCGCTGCGCTGCTGTGCCGCACCCTTGAGTTTCATGACTGGCTGCTTGAGAAGTGCGATATCAACTGCTACGAAATTGGTGGCGAGGGCGCGGAGAACATGGCGAGGCAGTGGATGTGCGCGAAGCTGAACATCAAAAGCCGTGCAGAGCTGGACTCCAACTCCGCAATTGCAGGCCAGTTCCACACCCAGATACGCCGGCCATACGCTGAGTGGATGGAGTCGCGGTGATACCGAAGACAATCAAAGAGCACCACCAGAACGTACGCGCACTGCGCTGCGTCATCACCAACAACCCGTGCGTGACTCTGCACCACTGTCACGGTGGGAGCATGACAGATGCCGGCTACCAGTCAGGCACCTCCCAACGTGGGAGCGGCAGCGAAGCGCTGGTGATCCCGCTCAAGGCCGAGTTTCATGTCGGCGACGAGGGGATAGACTACGGCATCGGCGTCATCACATGGGAGCGGTACTATGGCACCCAAATCGAACACCTCAAAGACATAGGAGAACAACTTGGGTATAATCTCTTTTCCCTCGCCAAAGACTGGGAAGACAAAGCACCCGTTAGAGGTTGAAATACAGAAGGACTGCTACGCATGGCTTGGTAGCGTCCTCGTACCCGGCCCGGACGGCACACGTTACGGTGGACTTGCACTGCAGGAGTTCAGCTTCATGGTGCCCAACGGGACCCAGCTTGGTGGCGGTCGCACCCGGCGGGCCCAGTACATGGCCAGCCTCAAGGCTCAGGGCCTGAAGCCGGGAGTCTCAGACATCGTGATCGCTTTCCCGATATGGGGTGAGGTGCATGGCCAATGCTTCTATCCCGGGGCGTACATCGAACTCAAACGAGACGTTGGTGCGTACAATGGACCGGCAGCACTGAGGAAGGCTGTGAGGCCAGAGCAACGGGCGTGGGCTGAGCTGATGAAGTCGGTCGGTTACTGGGTTGCCATAGCATATGGCCGTGAAGATTTCCAGTCGCTGGTGAATTCTTATCTGCGTCATGAAAGTCCTCGACCACTGGACACGACCCCAACAGGATGAGATACTCTGTCCGCGCAACGAGGTTCCTTGCAACGCGGCACACACAAACCAAAAGACATGCCGGCACGCAGAACCAGAAAGGCCCCAGTTTTCTTCGCGGATGCTGGGGCCTGTTCTTAGTGGACGTGGGACGGGGATTATGTTCTACTTTAGGTCCAGCCTCGGAAGCGCCTCTACCTCTCCTTGACTCCTATAACTCTAAAGGTGCTCCGGGGCTTCTTACTTTAGATGACGCCCAGCTTCTTGGCCTTCCTCTGCAGCTCGTCGATGAAGAAGATCGTCTCGCCGACCGGGTCGGTGACCTTGCGTGACCACAAGCGACTCATCCTATTGTCGCCGCCCATCTGCAGGTAGAGGTCTTCGCACTCCTCGTAGACCCCCTCAAGTGTTGACCGGATGTCGGCCAACTGCTGTGCCCTTCTCTGATTCACTGTGCTCATGCCAGCGCCCCTCTGATGAATGTCCTTGCGGACTTGGTGATGTCGTGCTTGCGGCCGAACGACAGGTACCGCCGGCACGCCTTCTTCAATGGG